AGGCCGGAAAACCGGCCGCATATAAGAATGTATCTGAGAACAATATTGTCGAATTTATTCGTTCTATTACTGAAAAAAAATACAGCGATGCCGATAAGTATTTACAGCACGAGATTGATAACCGTGTTAGATCAAGAATTTTAAAGTGTTTAAATAACCATGAGTAATGACATCAAAACAGTTCTCAAGGAAGCTACAAAAGATCTCCTGACGGAGGAGACGCTTAATAGCATTCAACAGGCATTCGACACTGCTGTGAAAGAGCGTACCACTATCCATACGGAGAAGGCTCTCTTAGAGCAGGATAATGAGTACGCCGATAAGCTTGAAAAATTGGTCAATGCTATTGACCGAGACCACACTCGTAAGCTTAATAGAGTGATGGAAGCAATCGATGTTAACCACTCCAAGAAGCTTAAGATGATTGTCGAGAGCTATGAGAAGCAGTTAAACAGTGACGCCAAACGCTTTAAGGGTGACATGGTCAATACTCTCAGCAAGTATCTCGACAAGTATCTCGATGAGAAGATTCCTGCTCAGTCCATACAGGAGGCTACTAAGAATAATAGAGCGTCTCTCGTACTTGAGGAGGTTAAGAAGATTCTTGCGGTAGATCATGCCATGGCGCAGGAATCTATCAGAGAAGCTGTAGTTGATGGTAAGAATACCATTGATGAACTACAGCAGTCGATTAACGAGCTCTCGAAGAAGAATAAACAGCTCTCCGAAGCTTTCGTCGTCACAAAGGCTCAGCTCCTCGTAGAACAGAAGATTTCTAATCTCGAAGAGGAGAAGAAAAGCTACATGCATAAGATGTTAGAGAATAAGTCTCCTAAGTACATCTCTGAGAACTTTGATTATATTTTGTCTCTTTATGATAAAAATGAAGAGGCGACTTTGTCGGTATTGAAGGAACAGGCTACTGCTACAGCTAATGTAGCGGATGCTGAAGTACCTGCGGTAGTGACAGAGAGTGCTGATCAACCCGTTGTTGATCCAGTGCTTAATACGTATCTATCCGAACTTGGTAGATACTAACTAACTATAATTTACATGAGTAAATTAACTTTAATGAGGTTGTTTCAACCTGAACAGATGAGTGATATGAAATTCTTTTCGTAAAACTCACAGTCAGTAATAAAAATAAATAAAAACATATGAGCAACCAAACACATAAGAGAGTCAGTGCCGCTGTCTCCTATATTAATGAGAGCCGCGCCAAATCACTCCTAGACAAGTGGAAGCCAGTACTTGAGTACAGCTCCGCTAACGTACGTCCCATTGAGGACGATCACACTAAGTTAAACACAGCCATTCTTCTTGAGAACCAGGAGCAGTGGTGCCAGGAAGCGACCAACTCTGCTGGTGGTACAACCGGTGTATTCGGTACCATCAACAGCGGCGGTCTTGGCAACCAGTTCCCGTCTCAGAATGATGGTGCCTATGCCCAGGGCGATTATCGCTTACCGAAGATCCTCATTCCGATGATCCGTCGTACGTTCCCTGAGCTGATCACCAACGAAATCGTTGGCGTACAGCCCATGAGCGGCCCGGTTGGTCTCGCGTTTGCTCTTCGCTATAAGTATGAGCCTACGAGCTTAGGTTACGGTAATGGTAACATCGACGGTAGCAGCACATCACCATGGGCTGCTGCAGGTGGAAGCACCAGCATCGCTCGTGGCCTTTCCGGCAATCCTGAGCTAGGTTATCAGTTCCTCGACACTCGTTTCACAGGTACATCCTCTGGTCAGTTGTCTGGTAATAGTGACTTCACTGTTGTCGCACAAGACCAAGGTGTTGCTCAGTTGCTCAGTCAGTTTGAGCTTAACAGCAACATTCCTCAGATGATTGTTTCCTTTGAGAAGACAGCTGTCGAAGCTGGTACTCGCAGGCTCGCCGCTCGCTGGTCCGTTGAGTTGGAGCAGGACCTCAAGAACATGAACGGTATCGATATCGATTCCGAGCTCACCAACGCTATGTCGTATGAGCTTCAGGCCGAAATCGACCGCGAAATGATCATCAGAATGATCCAGACCGCGCTTAACGGCGGCAATGGCACTGGTTATTCTGTCTGGTCTCCTGCCTCTGCCGATGGTCGCTGGCTCGTTGAGAGAAACCGCGACTTCTATCAGAGACTCATTATCGAAGCTAACCGTATCGCTGTACGTAACCGCCGTGGTGCCGCTAACTTTATCGTTGCGACGCCGCGCGTTTGCGCTATCCTAGAGATGCTCCCTGAGTTCCAGTGGGCACCTGTTCAGGGTAATGTCAATACACAGCCTGTCGGAGTTGCAAAAGTCGGTACCCTCGGTGGCCGTTTCAACGTCTACCGCGATACTCGCACAGAGGCACAGTACGAAGCAAATGCTGGAGGTAACTTCCAGGGTGCTGCTTATCCGAGCAATGGTGCTACCTACGGTGGTACTTACACTCGTACGACTCGTCTCGAGTACGCCCTCTTGGGTTACAAGGGTCCTGAGTTTTACGACACAGGTATCATCTACTGCCCGTACATTCCTGTCATGGTACAACGTACAATCGGTCCGAATGACTTCTCACCTCGCGTGGGTATGTTGACTCGCTACGGCGTTGTTGACAACATCTTCGGTGCTAACTTGTACTATCACGTTATCATCCTCAAGAACCTCGGTCAGGCGTTTACGCCGGGTACACAATCTGTGTACTTCTAATTGACGTAGAGTTACAATCACAACCTTACAGCGGTATTCCG